GGACTCACAATTGTTCCCTTCTGTTTCGAAGCTCTCTAACTTCTGCTTCCAACTGAGTTATTCGTTCTCTTTGCCACTTGAGCTGACTAATCATGTCGGAGGTTATGTTTTCGATATCCTTTCGATGCTGGCGTCTCATTTCTTCTCGCTCCTCAGTCCATCTGGTTCTCTCAATCATTCGATCTTGTTTAGTGGTTGCTCGATCCGAAACCAAGGTGCCCACTAAATATATGATCAAGAACGTAACCCCGCCAAGAGGAATAAGTTGTGTAAGACTTGCTACATCGGGCACGACATCAAGCCTCCTATTCTCCTAACGCTGATAGGGTTGGGTATCCAGTAGTTCCCTTCTCATCTAGGAACTCCACATGCTCTGTAACACGCATGATGGCTGATACGTCGTAGTTGCCATTGACAGTCACCAAGTCGCCGACGTCATAATCGCGCCGGAACTTATACGGTGCCGTACTGGTAATGTTGGTAGCAAGAATGCTGGTCTGCCGAGAAGCTCGGATGGCGTCAGCAGCTCGAATATTCCCAGCAGCGTACACATCGGTGAAGTCATACCCATCTGGATCGAGCGATACCTGACTATCTAGGTCAGCAGCATCGACATGCAGAATTCGACGATTGTAGCCAATCGCTGTCAGATCTGGCTCGTGACGATAGTTCAAATATGACGTTACAATGAAAGCATCTGTGTACTCTGCTTTGTTGCTCCAGAAGTACCGAGCTTTAGTGAGATCCCCTCGAACATGAGAGAATATGACATCTGCTGTCTTGTCAGCTCCATTGTGAATTCTGAACTCTGTTGTCAACGGATCGACGTTGTCTGGATTGGGACGTACCACCTTGATACCGAAGTCATCAATCGCCATCAGATCAAGCAAAGCACGATACAGAGATCCTCGTTCAATGATTCGATATGCGGTCGTACCTGACGCTGTGTGCTGCTCATTAGAGATCCCAACCCATCCTGGCATCTCGTCACCTTCAGACAGGATTGGCCGTCCTCCTGGTTCGTCCAGCGTGGGAAATCCAAGAATGATCTGAAGATTGATCAACGCTGCTGCTTGATTCCATGTGTTATCGAAATCAAGCACGTAGTCAGGAATCGGTATCGATGTATCTAATCCACTCATGTATACGTCAGCACCAACACCTCTGAACTTGAACCAAGTCTCGAGACTGCTACCAGTGATTCGCATCATCGGTTCGCCATCAGCAGCATCGTCATCAATCTCATGATTCTCAACCATCATCACTTCTAGAGTATCGGTGTGAGATATGAGAGTACCCAATGGAAGCACCGTCCTAAGATCGGCACTGACTGGCGCTGTGATCGTAAATTCTCCCGCTGGTCTGTAACGCTCGGTCCATGTAGCAGTCTTGATGCCGTTGATGAACTCGCCTTGCTCGAGAAAGCTACTTGTTAGATCTGATGGATTTGGGATGAATTTGAATATCTCCATTACACTCCCCAGTGCGTGTCATACCAGTAGACTTCGTTCCAAACAAATGATGTACCCACGATCTCGAACAGGTTTTCACCCGGGAATATGATCGGCCATACTGAACCAGGCTCAATCAAGTCCATCAACTGAAGGGTGACAGCGCTTCGAACGCGATACAGGTACTTGTCACCTGATTCGCTCGAGAAATATAGCTCGTCACCACTGAGAAACGCGTAGTTGACTGTGAAGAACCAATCGTCATCTGGATCTTGAATGGTGAATGGGTTGACGCTTCCAGAGAAAGTCAGCTTGAATTTGAAGCCATGTGGCGATGTAGAAATCGGATCAATCAACAACGGATTGGTTTCATCCAGATCTGTTACAATCGTGGAAGCCAAATATAACGATTTGAAGATCGGGTCGTCGCATCGTAGGTTGATTGTGACTTCAACCTCCTTGTTGTTGAGAGGTCCTGTAAAGTTCGTAACAAATCCCTCAATAGCTCCTACACAAGCGGGCCCATCATTGAAACGAAGTTGCATTGTTCCTTTACGTGAAGAGGCGATCGCACGATATAAATCGCCTCTCAAGTCCGATGGTTCGTGCCCGAGATTGTAGTTGGGGTTGATCCCAATCTTCATCCCAATCTCTCTTGGTTCCAAAGCCATGTCGTAGAAATTGTTTCCAGTTTCTGCTCCCTGACTGTAAAACCTTGGCACGATAGATTCAGCGTCCAAACCCGTAATTCCTTTCAAGATATACGGGTTCCGGACATCTGGACCATTTACATCAAACTGAACAACCTGCTGATCGTTGGAATATAGATCGATGCTACTTACTCTCATACGACCTCCAGCTCCTTCTTAGTCAGATCAATTAGGTTGCGTGTCTGCTTGTAAATCTTCGCTGTACTCAACGACTCCGGCGAGTAGTTGTTCTGTTCGAACTTAACTTCCTTCACCGTAGAGGTTTGCTCTTGAGCCGCTGCAGCTTCACTTCGTGTTTGCTCTGTCTCTGCTGACAACAAACCTGCTGTCTGTACAGATGCAGTTGCTTGAATGGGTGTAGAACCAAGCAACCCACCAATCTGACCTGCAGTTGCTTTGACACTGGTCAAGTCAAGTACTGGAGTGATTGTTGGGTTGAACTCCTCCATGCTTTCTACATTCATCGCTACCGTACGCATTGCGTTATGGAACGCTTGAATGGAACGCTTGGCCAAGTCGGCGCTTGCTGTCTCCGATGTAGTGTCTTCGTTGAGTCCTTTTACGAGACCGGCCGGAATGAACAATGCAAGGTCATACATCTCTTTGGATGGTGAAAGAATCTTCGCAGCCTTCTTAAAGCCGTTCTTGACCCCTTCCCACAATGCCTTACCAGCATTACCCATAGCCTTGACAATATCATCAGCTCCAACAGCCTTAACCATTGCAGTGACAATCGCAAACATCAATGCGTGTGCCGAATCGGCAATCTCCTCATCATGCGTTTCGATTGCTTCTGTCAAACCATCAAGCAATGCTATCAAAGCATCAGCCATACGGTTAGCCAGAATGATCGCAGATGTGACAAGCGCGTCAATTACGTCGCCTATCAAACGAGCAGCGTGTCTTAGAATCTCGGAGGCATTATCTGCCATCCCATCAAGGAACTCGAGGAAGGCATCAGTACCAGCCTGAGCAATATCACCATACAAATCAGCAACAGCATCGATTATAGCTTGAATCAGAATGCCAACATCATCTGCAATATCATCAACATTCTCAGCAAGCCCGGTAAGGAAACTCTCAAGAACATTGACACCTGCTGTGATGATTTCACCAATATGATCAGCGATACCATTCAGAATTGAAGCAAGTAATGCAGCACCAGCTGCAGCAAGTTCTGGAATATGACTATTCAATTCCCTTAGGAAACGTTCAATGATGACCGCAACTGTACGAGTAATTTCTGTAACGTTATCTTCAAGCCCATGAAGCATGTCCATAAGAAGCTTGAACATAGTACGCACGAAATCGGGTGACGAATCTCGAAGTACTTTGAGGAAAGCGATGATGAGTTTACCAACCGCTATACCAATGTCTGGAATGGCGTCAATGATCACCTTGAGCAACGCTTGAATGATCTTACCTGTGGCAGTAATCATAGCGGGTAGTGCATCCAAAAGTGACTGCACGATCATGGCTATGGAGTCAATGAACACTACAACCATGTCTGGAAGTCGTTGAATAAGCAGATCGATTGCGTATATCAAAACATCGACTCCTGCCTTACCGGCAGAAGCAATCACCTTGAATGCCTCAGCAAGCAACGCTGCGCCAATACCAATCAATGCAAATCCAGCGCCAAGGGCAATTAATGCTACAGACAACGCCAGCATCGCCGGAATAGCCGGTAGCAGAGCTACTGATGCAATCGCCAAAGCGCCAAGCGAAATCGCCATGACTGCAAGCCCTTTACCAAGATCCTTGAAGCTCAACTTTGACATGCTCTTGAGCACAACCATGAAGGCGCCAAGACTTACCGCTGCAATACCAAGCGCAATAGCACCAGGAATACCAAGCGCCATTGCTGCAAGACCCACCGCAAGTGTGAGCAATGCACCACCGAGCACGGTCATTGACTTTCCAATTTCCTCCCACGACATTGTCGCGAATACGAGAAGAATCGGAGCCAATATAGCAAGCGCAGTGGCAACTGCAATCAAAGCAGGTCCACTCAAAACACTGGTTACGGGCATTAGCTGCATAGCGCCGGCAATAATGAGCAAAGCTCCAGCCAACACGGTCATACCCTTACCAATGTCTTCCCACGACATTGTCGCGAATACGAGCAAAGCTCCAGACATCAGGTCAAGCGCAAACGCCACACCAACGAGTCCTGCCCCCAGAAGAGGCAAAGTCGCAGGCATTAGTTGAGCTGCGCCAGCTATAGCCAAGAGAGCACCAGCAACAACCGTTAGGCCCTTACCAATGTCTTCCCAAGACATAGTGGCGAACACAAGCAGCGCAGGCGCCATCAAGTCCAAAGCAAATGCAATCAGAATCATTCCTGCACCCGCAGCAATAAGACTGACTGTACTTCCTTCGAGCAGTTTGGCGGCTGTCGCCATCTCGATGATCAACGTTTCGAGTGTCAGAAGACCTCGAGACAATTCATCAGGTTTCAATCGCGCCAGGATGGTAAGTGCACCAGCAAGTACAACCATAGCACCTGAGATAAGGATCATTGAGCCAGATATACCAGCCAACTGAACACTACCCTTAACCCCAAGTCCAGCTTTACCACTAGAAGCATTGAGAAGCGCCACTGCACCCAACAACTGACCCATACCAACAGCCAAAGCTGTCAATGATTTCGCCAGCGATTCAGGGTTGATGAACGAAAGCACAAGCACTGATGCAGTGAGTAATGCCAATGCCTTTGCCACATCGAGCAACGCATTCGCCTTGATCTGAGTTTGCATCGTCTGCAACGTACTGGAAAGCTCATCCAGGTTTCGTCGCATAGAGCCGAACACGCCACCCATCTGATCAAACGCATTAGCAACCTTAGGTAGATTGCCACCCGTGAGATCAGCGGCCAGGTTGATACCCAAACCCTTACCACCAAGTTGCTGAATACCTCTACCTGTCATCAATACAGCAATCGTGTCGAGAATATCGAGCACAGATTGAAGTTCTTCACTCTTGAGGCCTTCGCTGAGAGCACCGCCAATGTTCTTAGCAATATCCCACATGCCATCAAGAACTGTGAAGGCAATATCCTTGAGTGACATGAGTTTATCCCATATCCACCCGAGTACATCGTCGACTTTCTTGAGCGCGTCGAATACATTGCTGGCAATGTCCTTGACTTTTTGGAAAGCATCCCAGGTCTTATCAAGGGCTGTACTAACTCGATCGAATCCACCAGCCAGAGAATTGGTTGTGTTGTCGTCAACCTTGCCTGTAATCCCGTCGAAGATCTCTTTGATCTTGTCTGGAACGTGAATATCGAGATTACCGAAACCTAGTGAGTCAATTACCTCACCAACCTTGTCCTTGACCCTCTGAAAGGCCTCTGTAAGCCCGTCTAGGCTTCCAAAATCGATGTTGTCGAAGAACCCCAGGAAACGATCTTTGAGGTCCTTAAGCGTGTCTAGAGGATGCTTAAGCGCTTCACCAAATGAGATCAACTTATCCGTCATGTTGTCGAAGAAGCGTTCCAGGCCTCCGCCAGCGATCAACTCCAAATATAGATGCTGAATCACTCGAGCAAGACGATCGAAGAAGTTCATCGCCTTCTCGCCTTCACCACCTCCAGTGAAGTGATGGAAGACGTCCAATACCATCTCACCGAAGCGTCGAAGAATCGCGAGGCCAATATCAATCGCTGTGAAGAACGCACCGGCGTAACGCTTAACTCTGTCCAGTCCATCCTGTCCAAGACGTAGTTTGTCAGTAAACTCGGCAAACTTCTCAGTCAATTCGAACAATCGCTCGGCCGTGACAGGTGGGAAGACGAAATGGAATGCACTCTTAACTGCATTCAGAATCTCACCTAGTCCTGTAAAGGCATTCTTAAGCGCTTCGATCAGCTTTGTGCGACCGCCAAGATCCTTCCAACCTTGGAGTAGCTTGTTGCGTGAGTCTGCACTCTTAGATATGATCTTACCGATCGCATCGTTGAGACCAGTGAACAACGTTTTGGCTTCGTTGAAGTCACCAAATATGATCTTGAATGAGTCAGCCCACCCAGTACCGACGGCTTCTTTGACCGTACCAAGCAACTGGGTAAGTGTCTTCACTTCCGTAGCGGCTGCTGTACCAAGCTTACCAAGCTTTTCCATTTCCTTAGCTTGATCCTCGGTGTAACCGAGAGCCATAAGCTGCGCTTGGGTAAGGTCGCCAGTAAATGACTGAAGCGTGGTAGTCAGAACGTCTGCGGTAAGCCATCCACTTTCAAGTGAATCACGGAACTTTACACCGTTCTTTTCCCACTCTTCGAACGTCGTGTCCATCGGAATATCGCCAAGCTTGTGAAGCGCTTTACCAGTCTCAAACAATGCGTTCTTGAAGACTTCGCCACCCAAGCCGGCATTTGTCACCGAATTCCAGTCAATCAGTTTGACTGTGCCCGTAGCAATCGCCTGAGAAAGCTGGTACATCGCTGTACTAGCCTGCTCAGCATTTGAGCCAGATATAGCCGCCAAGTTGGCAATACCCTTGATAGCTCCGACTGAAGTATCCAGATCGACGCCAGCAGCAGTGAACGTACCAATGTTCCGAGCCATCTGACCAAAGTTGTAGATGGTCTTGTCGGAATACTCGTTCAACTGCTGAAGCGCCTTGTTCACATCGTCAAGGGTCGTTCCCTTACTCGATGTGTTAGCCAGAATCGTCTGGATCGAGTTCATGTTGGTTTCCATCTCCTGGAAACCGCCAATGATGGGTGCTACTGAGAATGCCTTAGCAACATTGAAACCCGCCGTTACAGCCTTACTAACGATCGTAGCAAGCGCTGTTACACCGATAACACTGAGAGCAGAGAACTTACCGCCAATGCCAGCAATAGCACTTGACATGTTTTCCATGCTGAATTTCTTGACATGCTCCTGCAGGTCGCTCAAACCTCTGGTAGACGTACCAAAGCTCAGTTGATCTTGAAGCTTCTTGGCATTGCCAATAGCATCTGCAACCTTAGCATTGAATTCAGTGGTGTTGATGTTCATCTTGAACTTGCCGAGATCACCAAGATCGCTCAAGTTCTTCTTGATGGAAGAGAAGTCGAGAGCCTTCTTGAGTTCAGCAATGCTTTGCATCGTCTTGGCGATATCACGTTCGAACTTGGCGTTGTCGAACGTCATGTGCACAACTCTGTTGTCAACGGTACTCATCTTCTCACCTGCTTCCAAATGTCTTCGGCCATCTCATCAAATATGGGTTGCATTGCCGGGTTGATGTAATCTCTACCAACTACATAGCCGCCTGTGCCGGTGGCGTGCCCGTACTGAATGAGGATGGCAATCACTTGCCCATCGACAATGTGGTTATTGTGCCACGAAATTGTAATCTGGCCGCGGTCCTCAAATATCTTGTAGTCCCAATGTCTAGACGTTTCCGATGTATCAATCGGAGTTGCAGCCGCAAGAGCATCAACCCCACGAATACCGTACTTGTCTAAAGCTAGACCACTCCTGAGACGACGACTAACGTTCTTCATGTTCCTGAAAAATGCCTCAGTGTTCTTGAAGGACCCCGAGTGCGAAACTTCTATCACAGGAACTCCTTAAGGCGTCCAACTATCAGCCAGACTAACAAGGGTTTCGAAGGGTGGGAGATGTGCTTCTGTAACATCATCTCCATAGAGAATCGCCTCGAGATCCGCAGTAAATCCATCACTCGACTTCGTCGTGTCAAATATGAGGTGCGCTGTTGGACGATAACCTGGAATTCGAGACGGGATAGCAGTCACAACCCATTCAAACTCGATCGCGTCGGGTCTTGGTACATTGACCTTGTAGGCAATGTTAGATGGAACCGCGTTGAGATTGCACAGAATATGAATCTTGTAACCTAGATCTGAATCTAGATCATTACCGATTCGAGTTCTGTATGTAAGACCGAATGATTTAGGTACTTGATTTCCGGCAAACAAGCCGTTGTCAACTTCCTGGATACCCTCGAACTCCAAGAATTCATCAGGGTATGTGTATGCCTTTAAAGAGGCCGAGAAATCAGGAACGGTGTAAAGTTCGGCGTACTTGACGCCATCCCAATAGTATGGAGTGACTTGCGCTCCTGTGAAACGCTCTTCAACTGATGTCAAACCGTTCCATGACACACCACTACCATCTTCAAGATAGAGAACTCCTCGATCAACTCCGTTTTCGTACAGTCTCGAGCCGATTGCATCCCATACAAGAGTAGTCATGATTCCTC